CGTATGGAGGCGAAGAACGCGCGCAAGTGGATACCAGTCAACATGCGCTCAGACGCCCCCATAGGGCTTCTATGGCTCGGCGATCCACATATCGATGACAACTTCTGCGACTGGCCTACGCTGCGGCGTCACATCGCTGTCATTCAGGAAAATGATGGCGTATATGGATGCTCGCTAGGCGACCACCAGAACAACTGGATTGGTCGTCTGGCACGACTCTACGATCATCAGGACACCAGCCACAAAACAGCATGGAAGCTGGTCGAGTGGTTAATCGACAGTATAAATCCGCTCATTCTGATTGGCGGCAACCATGATATGTGGTCTGGCGCAGGTGATCCGCTGAAATGGATGACGGGTCTCAACACTGTGCGCGAAGATTGGGAGGCTCGCATCTGCATTGAGTTTCCGAATGGCCGACAATGCCGGATACACGCGGCTCATGACATGCCCGGCCACAGCCAGTGGAACTCTCTTCATGCCCAGAACAAGATGGCCAGATTCAAGAGCCATGCCCATCTCTATATAAGTGGCCACCGGCACAATTGGGGGCTTGCACAGATTGAGGACGTGGAACGCAAATCCACAGCTTGGCTTGCCCGAGCGAGAGGATATAAGTTCCATGACACCTACGCCTTTGTCAAAGGCTTTGAACAGCAAAACTTTGGGCAGTCCATTATGCAGGTCATTGATCCTCAAAATGATTCCCCTGTGTCATGGACTCAATGTTTTGCTGATCCACAGGAAGGTGCAGATTATCTGGCATTTCGGCAATCGCTTCAGCAGTAATCGCGCTGTAACCAGCGATGTCCACCCAGCTATCTTCATGACGCGGGTTCTCCATCAAGCGTGAGATTTTGAGAAGCATCATCATGATGCCGACATCTTCCACGCTGTATGGATGCATGGTGTATGCTGACCACAGTGTTGCAATGCGCTCAAAGTTTTCAGACGGCTTGCCATAATTCTCACCGCGCTGTGCAACAGCATCGTGCGCTGCTGTTAATATAGATGTTCTGTTCATTTGAGCCTTCCGTCATATGTCATGTTTACCCAATCAGCATCATGGAAATGGATATCTCCAATGGAATATCCGTTCTGTTGCCATTTGTACTGTCCGTTTCGAACTTTATTTTCAGCCACTTTGAAGGCGTCATCTTCAGTCTGCGCCCTGACTTTTATGAATTTTGTAAACTCAACTGTCATGGTCACTGCATAGGTGTTTATCTTTCCCATTTGTGTGTCCTCTGTGTGCTCGCTGTGTGCTCAAACTTCATTAATGCATTACGCCGATTTGGTGCAATATCAAATAAAATGCAATAATGCAGCATACAAAGCAGAACAAAAAGCTGCATAAGTGTTTGATTATTTTGGAAAGTGTGGTGCTGCTAGCGTGATTCGAACACGCGACCTCACCCTTACCAAGAGTGTACACCCACTCTATAAGTAGCGGATTACGTTGTCTTTTTTTCATTCCAACCTCATCAATGTGTCCGTTATGTGTTCGTCATTGACGGCGGCATATCTGAATACCATTGATTGTGACTGCCACCCGCCAAGTTTTTGGAGCGCACCAAGTGTACCCCCCTTCATCATAAGCTGCGATGCCCAATGATGTCGCCAATCATGTATGGTGAAATCGTAAACACCGGCTCGCTCACAAGCTCTGCGGTGAACGCCACGCAGATTTCGTGGGTCTGCGTAGCGCTCACCTCTGCTGTTCAAGAAAAAATAGTCCGTTGATATACCACATATTGTGTCTACGGTTCGTGGATGGACTGGCAAAATCCGGCGTTGGCCAGTTTTCGTTTTCTCAATCAGCATTTTCTTTGTTTCAAAATTAACGTGTTGTCTGCGCAGCCGTAATGCTTCCGACAAACGCAGGCCCTGATAACACAACGTGATAAACAATGGACGTATATACTCAGGGTATTCATCTAACAGTTTGTTCTGCTGCTCAATCGACAAGAACCTCACACGGTCATTGACCTCTTTCATGCGAGGCAGTTCGACAGGTATGGATGCGTTATTGAGTACAGCCAATAGCGTTGCCCTGTACCGATTGACGTTGGATGATTTGGATGTAGATAGTTTTTCTGCAATAAAGTTGTTCCAAGCGTCTTTGTTTATTTGGTCGGCTTGAAAGCGTTTGAAGTGTGTCTTTAAAATATTTATATGGCTGCGTGCTGTTGCGCCTCTTGGCCTTTGGTTCAGCCATGAATCAGCAACAGTTGTGAAGGGCAGCATTTTAACGCCGCCCCTCATATCGTTGAGAACGGTACGCTCTACATAACGCACAACCTGTTCAGCTTCACGCTTTACAGTTTGGCCTGTAGATCGCCTGACTTTAACCACCCGCTCACCATCGGTGATAGTTCCTCGGATGTGCCAGACTTCCCCTCTTTTGTAGAGTGATAGCATGTGTTCTTCTCAATCAGTTGGTCAACACTATCTGCAGTGAGATAGCTGCGGTGGCCCAATTTGACAAACGGTATCTTATCTTTTTTGACGCGATACTTTAGCTGGTCAATTGACATGCCACCGAAGTTTTCACAGACATCCTCAAAAGGGTATAGCGTCTGCATTGATATCATCCTGCGCCACCTGGGCGGCTGGCTGTTCTGTTTTCTGCTGAGCATGGCTGACCTTCAGTGACAAGTAGCGCATGTCACCTTTTGTCTCACGCCAGCCTGAGATGCGCAGCCCGCCATCCAACGGGCCACTGTAATGTGGCTGACGGTTGGTGTCATTTGCGTCTGCGTTCTCATACAGTACACCGACACGCTTGAACACGCCGACAATTGCATTGCCTTTGTGGTCTGTGTCTTTGATGAGAGCCACGTTCCCTTTGTTGCCTTCGATATCGATAGGCCCCTGCAGAATAAAGTTCTGCTCCTGACGGGGCGGGAATGCCGCCCCTGTGTTTGGCTTACGCTCTTCCACTTAAAACTCCTGTGGTTGATTTGTTGGTTTGTTTGAAGCGACAGGCTTGGGTGCTGCTGCCATGTTTCCGTCATCATCGTCTGACGGCAGACCAAACGCTGACTGCAATGCGTAACGCTTGGCGTATGTGATGCCACTGCCCATCTTCTGTGGGTCTGACAAATCTTTACTGCGAACAGGGCACAATGATGTGCGCTGCTCACCAGTTGGTGCATGTGTGATGATGGTCTTTACAACCTGCACAATGGTATCGCCCATTGGCACAAGGTCCAATGGCTGCATGAAGTACAGCCCAAACTGGTTGGCCTGCTGCGCTGCTTCAATGACAGCTTCAAGGCTGGCATAGTTGCTTCTGAAGTGTGGGTTCTTGCTGTCCTTTGCAGCGACAACAGCCAGACTTTGGAACGCCAGCATTGCGGTATCAAAATTATCAGCCGGTGCTGGCTTTTTTATTTTGGTCACATTATCCTGTGCCATGACGGTATCTCCAATATCGTTTACATTGATAACTTGGGGGGTGGTCTAGGCCGCCCCCTCTTTTATTGTGATGCGACAAGAGCCACGCTTGTCACGCTTGATGGTCAACAAGTCACAGAACACCTCACGTTCATTGTCGTTTATCATCGACCTCAATTCTTTTTTAAGCTGCTCATAATCACGCGCAGCCTGTGAACCATTCACAAATCTGTGAGCCAAATCCATGAAGTAATTATCATCACTGGCATCACGGGCAACCAGCCCATTGATTGCAATCTTTGTCCAATCAATAGGCTCACCATAATCATGTGTCGGTTCGACATCAGCCTCGACCATTTGCCAGAACTGATAGGCTTGTGTGCTTACCTTCATCCAGAACTCATGGTCATAATCAACTTTGATATACTCCCACTTGTTGCCAAAGATGACAGAGAACACAGCAGCCTGTAGCTCATGCACACGCATATACAAATGCACCTGCGGTAAGTACATGCTGATAATATTGTTCATGTCTTTGTAACTGGATGTGTGCTTGCATTCGACAATCATGGGCGTGCCATCATCATCATGTGCAATTGCATCAGCACGGGCTTGGTATGGAACACCGGCAATCTTTTTGCGGATAGTCTTAGGGCTTGGTAATATATCCCAGCCTGTTTGTTTAACCAGCCAGTTAAGGTTAAACTCTTCTGTGCTGGTGCCAAGCGCAACATTGAACTGACCAGATAAATCATCTGGTTCTTTGCGGCCGGTCTTCACCTGCCAAAGCTCATTCCAGTTGCCGTTTAATATTGTGTAGAGGTCTGAGCCTCCGATGTAACCTTTGCGGTCCATAACAATCTCCTGCATATATGCAACAGTATCATGTAAATCATATCATATCAATGCATTTCTGCAGTGTTTCACGCAAAAGTCTGCGTGGTCGCATCTTCCAGTCCATGACTTCAACAAACTCTGCCAGTGTAGGCCAGAACTTATTGTGTCTTTCAATGTACCCAATGGCATCGATGACAATATCAGCGGGCCATTCAGCCAACTTTTCTGCCAACACTTTGCGTTTCAATGCCATCACCTCTGGGTCAAAGTCTTTGGGTATGGTCAACAATATACTCATGGCAGTCAGGCGTTGTTCAATCTCAGGCTGAGGCAGCGGCAGCAGGGATGCTTCAACCATACGCATTGCAGCACATAGTTTGTCCAAGGGCTGACCAGATTTGATGCGGTAATGTTTGAGCTCGTAATCTTTTGTGAGCTCATAGTCCAGCGGAACCAATGAACTGACGCCATCTTCCACCATGGTCGTTCTGCTTAGAACTGTTATGGTTTTGTCGCGCATTTTTTCCAGAGCCCTCTCTTGTTGAGAAGGTGACAGTGTTAGCGCACCACTTTCGGTAGGCTTGTTCAACTCGTTTGAGTTTTCGCCCTGTCGATTGATGGTGACTGACGAACTTAATTGTTTCAAGCTCATGATTAATCTCCACTCCATGTCTTGCAGCAACTTCATTAATACTCTCAATCAATTTGTCTGACGGCTGCCACTCATCAGAGAGAGTATTATTGTTTACTGGTAGTTTAGGTTCCCGCTCTGGGATAGGGTTATCCCACTCTGGGATAGCCTCACCTGTCAGCAGGTAGCGCGTGCTGCGCCCTTCATGCCCAGACTGTCGTGCGATAAGACCAGCCTCTTCGAGCATAATTAGTTTACGGCATACAGTTGATGTGCCCATGCCAGTACGCTTGGCCAGCGTTGAAATGCTTGGCCAGCAGATATGCTGGTCATTGGCATGGTCAGCCAATACAACAAGCAGCCATCTGGATAGCGCGTCTGGCGTTGGGGCTTTCATTGCCCATGCAATGTGTTGGAACATATGGCCTCCCAAAAAGCGGGTGACGCAGAGTAAGTGTCGATGCATATGAAGACACTGTGTAGATGCGCCACCCTATCCACTCTCATGGAATTGGTGGGGCGGAGTATAGCCAAACCTATGATGGCACCACATACCGCCCCTATCACAGGCATCCCCTTATTCAGGGCAATGTTCTCCCGCAATAATATCGTTGCATTAATGCAGTATAACATGCCGATGTTGACATGAGCAATGCATTTTTGCATTATGTTTTTAACGTCTGTCCTGATCTCCACAGACGCGGTTGCGGTAGCGTTGGCTGGGCATTACTCCTCCCCGCCCAGCCAGCGTGCAAACCGCACAGCCAATGGGTTCGATACCTCAATACAAATAAAG